AACCCCTTGGAGCATCAGTCATAACGAAGAATGCATCGGTATCAGTTAAAAAGTCATTAACTGAGTATCCTTCAGGCAACATTCCCATGTTGCTCATAGCATTTACGTCATTATCCGCTGTTCCGGGTCGCAGTGTTGAAGACATTAACCTGTCAGCGATAAACTGCAACTGACGAGGAATAATAAGCTTCATGCCTCGAAGTGCGACCTTCAAGCCTCTTTCATCAGTATAACCAGCGATATCAATGAGAGCGTTCTCAAGAGAAGTCTCATTCAAATCTGCAGCTGTAGAAGGTTCATTTCTCAACGAACCACCATTTGTTAATGGGTGGTCAGTTGCACAAAGTTCCTTTCCATCACCGCCTGTCACCGTGGAGTCAAAAGCGTTGTTAAGAACAGCAGCTGCCTTAACTTGCTTTGTGTGTGCCATGGATCGTGCAAGAGCACGAGTATAACGAGAAGAAAGTCTGTCATACAGATTATCTTCCACAGCTTCCTCAGTAATTGAGAATGCTAGTGCTATAGTCTCGTGGTTGTACCTAGCAGTGAAAGATTCTACCGCATCATCAAATGATACAGCCGAACCTTCAGACTTAGTTGGTGCAGCTCCAAAACCAGAGAGCATTACTTCTTCTTCAAATGCACGATCTGAAGACTCAGTAGTGTAAATCTCTGCGTGTTGGTTCTCATACCGAGCGTATTCCATGCCAAATAAGGCATTAAGACCAGGCTCGAGTTCTTTAGAGAGTTGTGCTCTAGAAATTGCCATTGATTTAACTCCTTACACAGCAGTCGTAGAAACAGTACCCTGTGCAATAGACCCAGTAGGTGCATTGAAGTGGTTGTTTATACGAACGATTAATGGGATACCAGCAGCAGTGTAATCTGAGTTTGCAGGGTCATCTAGGATGCCCATGATTCTCAAAGCATGCGTGTTGGTGGTTGCTACGGTATTTAAATCCGCAGTAGCGGAAGACATACCTGTGGTAGTTGAGCCACTGTTACCAGTTGCCATCTGTATGTTTGCAAAAACAGAGGTTCTGACTTCAGCCTCTGTGTTTTGACCAGACACAACATTAGACGTTGCAATAGTGAACAGTTGATCTGGATCATCATACAAAAAAGCCTTTACAGGATGATTTGAATCTGCCCCAGAACCAGGCCAGTAGTTAGAATAAATTTTTTCACCGGTAGTTGACGATACATATTCGCAGCCGTTAAAAACTCCAACAATAGAGACAGATCCACCAGCAGCAGCTTGCAAATCATCAATAACACCAGCAGCAAGCGGAATAACCGCCATGCCCTGATATATTGGGTTAGAGTTATCGGAGGCTATGCGATATTCTGTCAAACCAGTAGAATTGGTGCTTGAACCAAGCTTGCTATGCGGTCTTAGACCGAAAGCTCCATTAGCATTTGCCATTTTATAGCTCCTTCAAAAAAGGGTTTCATTTATTGGAGTCTCCTTGTGATCCTCCAAAGGTTACACGACTTTGCCTATCATTAGTTATAGGCATTGAAGGATGTTGCTCCTTCATTAAGTCAGAATCCACAGCTTGCATTTGTTGGCGGGTCCGGGTCCCGAAATACTCGGCTCTTTCATGTACTGTCTCTTCAGGGATGCGGGCTAGCATCAATCCACCTGTTCCAATCATTCCTGCGTACTTCCCATCTTCGATAGTCGGTACATCCATATCAGGGTACTCATCTGAACGGACGGGTTCCCACCCTTCCTGTAGTCTGGTGTAGACATTTGTTTTGTCATCTTCACCTCTTACTTCAGTTCGTATCCATCGATGCACATACCCATCTGGGGCATCAGGTGCTTGTAGGCGATTTGGTGGTGCCCACGGCTTTCTGCGTGAATCAGCTTCACGAGTGTTTTGGTTCCTTGGTTTTCTGTCTGTCATCTCTAATCCTTTACATACCTAGCGTATTCTTCAAGCGGAACATTTAACCTTTTAGCCATCGCAATTTGTGATGGCGTGAGTTTGACCGACCTGCGTCCCTGTTTTGTGTTGCGGGAAGCCGAAGCAGCAGCAGGGGCGACCTGTGCTCCATTCCCGTTATTCTTCCGACTAAACTTATGAGGAAACTCATCCTTCATGCGTTTATCGATCTCACTATAGTACTCATCGCTCTCTGGGTCAAACCCTTCTTCTTCAACCATGCGTTTATGAATACCAAAAGCAGCGTAAGTCATTGTATTATCTGACCCAAACCACTCATTTTTTTCTGCCCAAGTCTTCGCTTTTTCAGAAACTTTAGGAGGTTGAGGCTGTGCTTGAGGTTGTTTAGGGGCCTCTGCTTGCACTGTTTCTGTCTCTTTTTCCACTTCATTCTCTGATTTAGCCATCCTATATCGTTCTTGTTCGATAGCGATTTTTGCTAAAGCTTGTTGGGCCTCGACCATTTTATCGGTGTCACCAGCTTCATGAGCCTCTTTATACAAGCGTTTGGCCTGTTCTTCCTGACTCTCTAGCCGGGTTCCATATTCCACCAAGTAACCCTGATCGAGATTCTTCATCCTACTTTTAAGATTTTTATTCTCTTCCAGAAGTTTCTGCGACAGACGTTGAGCTTCCTCACGGTCACGTTCTTCCTGACGGTACTTAGAGGTAAGCTTCTTTATACGCTCTTGGACACCTTTACTATAATTTTCTATTTCTTCAGCTTGTGAAGTTTCTCCAGAACTTTCTGTAGCCTCCTGTGGAGAAGTACCCTCTGTCTTCGGATCTTCAACTTGAACTTCTACAGTTTCTCCTTCTTCAGAACTAGCTTCAGTTTCTATTTTTGTTTCTTCCTTGTCAGTCATGACATCTCCTATATATGGTAAATATCGTCTGGCTCAAGAATAGTTGCGATTATTTCATCATCGTTTAGAATCCGAACTTCACCACCTTCAATCTTAAACCGAGAACCTGCATAGCGTCCTATACACACCCACTCGCCCTCTTTACACCAGGGTTCAGCGTTTTCCCCAAACTTGTTGGGGTCTTTGTATGCCATAGGGCCTACTCGTAGAACATAAGCTACAACCGTAGCTAATGCTTCCCGTTCTCTTATCTGATCAGGAACAATTAATCCTCCATCCGTCTTTACTCGTCCTTGATAAGGCATAACAAGAATACGCCAACCAGTTGGTTGCGGTAATCTTTCAAGCAAGGATTTTTCTAGAAGGGAAGGATCTAAGACCTTATTATTTGCATCAACATAAGCTTTTTTAGCGTTCTGTTGTTTTTCTTCATTTCTTTTCTGCACTATATGGTCAGGAACGTATAATGTCTTCTGCATCGTCAGTGTTTTTCTCCAGCAGGGCTTTAAATTCCATTCTGGCAAAGGCGATGCCCCGTATCTCACCTACCATCATTTTATACTGCTCCCAATCTTTGGGAGCGTCATTAGCAAGAGCATCTTTTAGTTGTTCTTCACGCTCTCCTAAAACCTTATACATATGTTCTGCATATGTTACAACATCCATTTTTTAAAAAGTGCCCTTAAATTGCCCGCCACGGGAATAACCCTTAGATTTTACCTGGCCACCTTTAGCTTTTCGTTTATGAGGAAAAACATTTGCAATCAGGTCTTCTATTTGTTTAATAGGATAGTCAAACTTTCTGTCGAAAATTTCTTTTGTAAAGCTTATCACTTCAGGTTTGACACTTTTCTTCTTTTTCCTAGTTTTTTTACCCGACATATCTTATCTCCTTAAAATGTACCCTTAAATTGCCCACCACGGGAATAACCTTTAGATTTTACCTGACCACCTTTTTTAGCTTCGTAGACTTTAGGGGATTCATATTTTTTCTGTTCCTTCTTTTTAAATTTTGGCGAAAAAAGCCAGTTTAACCCTCTACTTGTAAGATCCTTTAATTCATCAAAAGAATAGACCCCGCTACCGTCTGTATCTCCAAACTTCCCTTTTTTAACTTTTATAGTTTTCTTGTTACTTGTAGTCGTATCTGGCTTCTCGGACATAATTCTTCTTGTACGCCTACGCCTATGGGCTTGTTTTTCCTCAAGATCCTGTCTAGCCAGTTTACTGCTCATTAAAAAAGTCCTTTACAGCCTTTTCCTTTAACAGCGGCACCTGTGCCTGCCATAGAATATCCAACCTTACCGCCAGATTTATAACCTTTCATCTTAACATGGCCACCGCCCATATAACTGGAGTATTTTCTAGTATATGAGTCTTTAAAAAAATGTTTTCCACCTTTTGTATACATATACATTAACCCTTCAGCATCTTTTAACCCTCTCTTGAAAGCTTCTTCAAACGCTTGGCCTTCATCTATAACTATAATGTTTTCGTCTTTTTCTGCCATATCTTATCTCCTTAAAAAGTTCCTTTAAATTGTCCACCGTTAGAATAACCTCTGTTTACTAACTTAATCAAGTCAGACCTTCCTTCGTTCTTTAGACCCTGAATAAAAGACATTTGATCTGCAAGAGGACCACCATAAAATTTATCTCTAAACTTCTCTAAATCTTTTATAAGTTCAGGTCGTGGTGCTTTTTCTCCTGCCATATCTTATCTCCTTAGTTTAGTTCGAAATGTGGGCCGTCTATAAAAGGCCGTCTGCCTTGCGATCTGCGTAAATCAATATATGCCATCATAGCATCTTCCATGGAGTTTTCCCACCCCCTAATATCATCAATATGCCAACTAGCTCCCCATCTTACGGAAACACCTACTTTTACAGCAGCTTCTTGCATAGCATCAGCTAGATCATCATACAAATTCAGTTCCCAGCTTGCTTTACCGTCTACATACGCCATAAGATCTACTGCATCACCAGTTAAATGCTTACTTTTAAGTGTTTGTGATTTTCCAGCATCAAACAGTTTTTGCTGTTCTTCAGGGGTTCGAAGGCCATATATGCATCCAAAATCGGTTTTTGTAAGGGTTATGGCCGTTTTTACAACCTCAACCAACTCAGGCTTTACACCCTCTAACTTTGCTAAACTTCTACTCGATAAACTAAATGCCATGTTATTTCCCCTTTCTAGAGACTCCAGAAAGGTTCATAGCCCTTCCAAAACCTCTTTTTGCTCTTCCTATACCTTTAGGTGGAGATTGCCGGGCAGGTGCAGATCTCTTTGCTGGAAGTTTCTTCCTAGCAATAGGCTCTTGATTCTTAACAGCACCAGTAACGTCTGTCATTGCCTTGTAAGATGGATCACCTGGAAGTTTTTTTCTACCACCCCAGAGACGTGCTTTTGGTTTAGTCTTCGGTTTAGTCTTCGGTACACCCGTTGGTGCAGTCGATCCTTGAGGTGCAGTCGATCCTTGAGATCGTCCTTTAGGTTTATTAGGAAAGGGGCCTGCTCCACCTCTTCTAGTTGGCTTGTAGTAATCCTTCGCTGACAATTCAGGATACGTTTCAAGAAGGTGTCTGTCATACTTAGGTGTTGGTGTAGCCCCACCTGGGTTTCTTTTGCTTGACATTTTATTTCCTCTTCTTTTTTGGTTTTTTCTTCTTTTTCGGTGGCTTGGTTACCTGTTTAGGTATTTGTGCCCTAGATATAGCCATTACTTCTTTTTAGATTTTTTCATAAATTTTTCTTTAGCAGTTCGCCTACTATACCCTTTTGGACCTACACTTGTAGTCTTATTAGAACCACCCCAATAGCCTCCATCATCACTATAATAATCTAAAATAGCTTTTCCGAAACCTTTTTTAGCTACTCCTGTGCCTCTAGGGTTTACAGAACCTCCTCCATGATATTTCTTAGGTCTTCCTACTTTATTTCCGTAAGTCCCTTTTCCTTGAGGCATGATTTTCTCCTTATTTCGTTAACCCTTTTGTCTTCTCGTATGACCTCAAACCTCCGATTCCGAGCATACCGCCCAAAACAGGAAGAAGCGTACCTACATCAAATTCAGGTAAATCAGGTGTTTCTAACCCAATGTAGGCAAAAATAAATATTAATAATGGCTGGAGTACAAAATGATATGCAAACGCAATTCCGCAGGTCCAGCCCACAAAGGGTCTCCAACCGCCCTTAAACAACGAACCTGAAGCCGCCTCTGCCTTATTTATCTCTAATTGGGCAAGCATAGCCTCTTGAGCGTGTTTCTCGCCCATGGTGGCAATTTCGTGAGCTAAAGCCGCCTTTTGGTCTTTATCCTCAATAAACTTGTCTAGAAGACCTGTAACTGGTCCTACTAAAGTTGTTAATACGCTCAAACCGGCACTCCTCTTACTTCCAGTAAATCCTGTAGGTTTTTCTCCTTCTTCCCACCATCATACTCCCAAGCATAGCCTTTTTCAACCATTTCTATGTTAATACTGGTTTCTCCTTCGTGAGAATAAAACCAACCTAACATTCTACCATATTTACCATCTTTTTCTGTTTTTACAACCAAATTCTCGCAACCCTCAAGGCGAGTCTTTAAATAAGCCTTTGCTTCAAGGCCAAAAACTTTTTCTTCAGCGTCTCTGGTTCTACTTTCGGGAGTATCTATACCAGCAAGACGCACACGTTCCTTTTTGGAAAGGTCAAACCCCAAGTCTATCACAACGTCAACCGTGTCGCCATCAATAACTTTAGTTATTTCTTTAACTGCATATTCGTACATTAGGTTTCCTTTGGTTTTCTATTTAATACACTACCTGTCAGTATAGCACCAAACGACAGATGAAACAAACCCCCACCCATTAAAGTGTACGGATCGTGATGATC